ACAATATTTCTAAATAGGGATGGTATAAAATATAAATCTTTAAGAAAAGAATATCTTAGCACAGCTGGAGTTGCAGAGATAGAAATAGAATGTTTATCTGAAGGTAAAATAGGTAATGCTGCAATAGGAGAAATAACAACATTTGAAATTCAAAATAGCAATATTTACAGTGTTACGAACGAAAAAGAAATCATAAATGGATATGATAAAGAACCTAATTCTGTATTAGTTGCTAGAGCAAAAGAAAAAGCTACAAGACCTGCTCATAGTGGAAATATTTATGATTATGAACAATGGGCAAAACAAGTTGATGGAGTTGGAAAAGTATTAGTAAAACCTCTCTGGAATGGTAATGGAACTGTTAAAGTTCTGATTGCTAACTATAATAATGATATAGCTGATTCTAGTCTAATTCAAAAAGTTAGAGAAAGAATACAAAGCGATGACGGTAGACCCGTTGGAGCTGATGTAACTATAGAAAGCTTTAGAGCTAAGACTATAAACATAGAAGTTAATACTATATTAAAAACTGGATATGCTCTATCAGATGTAAAAGAAAAAATCGAATCTCTTTTAAAAGCTGTTATAAAAACTGGGAATGCTACATTTGAGAAAGTTAATAAGACAATACTATCTATTAATCGTTTAGAGAAAGCTATTTTAGAAATAGATGGAGTAAATGATAACTTTGTAAAAGTAAACAATTCTAATTCTAATATAGAAATTGCAGACGATGAGATATTAGTAGTTGGGACAGTGATTATAAATGAGCAATAGATTAATTAAAAAAGTCTCTAAAGTAGCTAGAAACACCTTACAAGAAGATTTAATAAGAACACTAGATTTAATCTGTGAATATGCTAAAAATGATATACAAAAATACAAGGAGCTATTATTTATAGCTTTTTTTAATGAGCAACAAGTGGCTAATTATGAAAGGTTTATGGAATTAGACTATAAAAATGGTTGGAGCTTACAGGATAGAAAAGACAGAATTATCTATACTTTACTATCAAAGAATATCTTTACTCCTCACGTTTTAAAAGAACAAGCTAAGATATTCACAAATGGAGAAATTGAAGTTATTGAGAATTACAATGATTATTCTTTCATAATTAAATTTACTTCAGTAGTCGGAATACCATCTAATTTGGATAACTTTAAAAACTTTATTCATATTAATAAACCAGCTCATTTGAATTTTAGTATTGAATTTAGATACAACACACATAACCAAGTGGCTTATTTGACTCATAATAGCTTAAAACTTAAAACACATAAAGCGATTTATGATACTAGACTTTATAATGATGCTGATGTTATTGGAAAGTATCACAAACATATTGAGTTAAGTTCTATGAAACATACATCTTTAAAAACTATAAAAAATAGAAATATTTATGATGAAAGGAGATAAAAATGGGAGATTATACTAAATATCTAAGATTAATAAAACCAGGTGGAAATGATTATTATAACGTAGATGATTTTAATCAAAACTCAGAATTAATAGACAAGGAAACAGAGAAATTAAATAATGCTGTTACTAAAATTCAAGAAGGAGCAACAAGAGAAAAAGCTGGAATAGTACAGTTTGGAACAGAAGAAGGGAAAGCATTAGAAGGAATGATGCTTGCTAGACTTGCTGGGTGTGTTGGATATGGTGGAGACATTCAAACAGCTGGAGTTAAAGATATAAACTATATCTATTATGATAGAAATACAAGAAAAATGTACAAGTGTTTAAATCAAAATAGTGATGTGTCTGCTAATGTAGCTAATTTTATCCCTTTAGACAATAACAGCCTTTTGGATAGATTGGAAAATCTCGACAGAAATCTTTTATACAAAATAGACAGATGGAGCCCAAAAGATGAAGATGAATTAATAAAAACTGGTATTTTCCAAATTAAAGGAGCTACATCTAAATTAAAACGAGGTTTTTGTGGCTCTCAATGCTTTGTATTAGTATTTAACACTTCTGTAAATGGAGATGATTATGTGACCCAAATAGCATTTTCTTACTATGATACTTTTTCTATTGCTATCAGAACAAGAAATGGAAACACTAAACAATGGACACCTTGGAGATATTTAAGTGCTAATTAAATTAGTCCAATTATAGATTTCTATGCAAAATCTTAATACTCTATAATTAAATGTATGCTACATAAATATTTGCTGTCCTATTTAATAAATGTAAGGAATTACTTAAAGAATGGTTGAAAGAGAGAGAAGAAAAGGAAATAGAATCTGAATACTTATTTATAGCAAAATACAAAGGAAAATATGCTCAAATGACACAAGGAGCTATTCGTGGAAGAATAAAGAAGCTAGGAAAAATTTTAGGAATAGAGGATCTATATCCTCACACTCTTAGGAAAACTAGCATTAATTTAATAAATAATTTAGCTGGACTAGGATTAGCTTCAAGTTATGCTAATCATTCTAGCAGTGGTGTCACAAGTAAACACTATATTCAAAAAGTAAGTGCTACCGAAATAAGAAATACTCTTATTGTAGCAAGGAAAAAATTAGGTATTTTTTAATAAAAAAGTATAGAGATTTTCAAATTTATAAAGAATTTAAGATTTAATTTTGTAGCTTTGAGCATATTTTTATATTTTTTCTTAAATATAATTTTTAAGAATTTTATATATAAGACACTCAAAACAGCATTTTTAAATATAAAAATCTAAATAAATTTGAAAATCTATTCAAAATTGAAAGGAGAAAATTATGTTCTACATATATACAAAAGAAAAAATAGCAAAAGTAAAATTTACTGTAAATTTAACAGCTAAGGAAGTAAAAGAGTTTATGGGAAATAATTTATTTTTAGATTATCCTGAATTAAACAAAGATGATTATATAGTTGTTGAAAGTAATGAAGTTTTTAAGCATCCAACTTATGATAGTATAACTAATACTATAAGAGAAATGACTAGAAATGAACTTATAGAAGAGGATATAGAAATTTCACTTGCTCCAGGAGAATATATAGAAAATAAAAAATTAAAGTCTATTCCACAACCAAGTATTTACCATACTTGGAATACTGGAACGCATAATTGGGATATAAATATGGAAGATGTTAAAAGAACTTTCAGACATAAGTTCAGAGAAATTCTGTTGGAAAAGATGTTTGGTTCTTATGAGCATAATGGTAAGATTTTCCAAATGAAAGAATATGATGAAATTAATTTTATGCGTGTAAAAATGGCATTAGACATTGCTGGAGAAACAGAAGACTATAGTGTCATTCAACAAGCCTTAGTAACATTGGGAATACCAATAACTGAAGAACTTGAAGAAAAAATAAAAGGTGCAATGAAAGTTGGAAAGCTAAAAAATCTTTTAAAAACTTTAACAACTCCTTGGAGATTAAAAGATGATTCTGTTGTAGATATGCCTCTTGGAGAATTAAATTTAATTTATTTTTCTTGGATACTAAGAGTTATAACTGCACAAAACAAATACACTGCTATAACAAAAAAAATATTAAAAGTTAAAACTGTTGAAGAACTAGAAGCTATTAAATGGGAATAAAAAGAAAAGAGGTAAAATATGAAAAAATTCGCATTAGTAATTGGACATAATCCAAGAGGAAAAGGGGCATACAGTAAATATCTAAATTTATCTGAATATGAATACTGGAGAGATGTCTGTGATGAGATAAATAACTTAGATGATAATATTGATATTTACTCAAGAAAAGCTGAACAAAATTACATTCAAGAAATGAAACCTGTTGTTGATGAAATTAATAAGCATAATTATGAATTAGCTTTAGAATTACATTTTAATGCTGCTTCTCCACAAGCAAATGGATGTGAAAGTTTAGTTTATTTTAAGAATGAACAAGCTAAAAAATATGCTGAACTTTTTATGAAAAAATTAAAAACTGAGTATGGAAGCAATATAAGAAAAGAATGGAACAAATTAAAAGAAAAGAAAATAGATAAAAATGGTAAGGAAGTAATGATAGAAAAGACAGTAGAAACAGAGGGGATAATCCTCATTACTGATTCCAAAACGAGAGGAGGTTATGGAATATGCAATACAAATTGTACTTATATTTTGGTTGAACCTTTCTTCGGAACTAACGAAGAAGCAAGTAAATTTAAAGATGTAAGAAAAATGGCACATTTTATAGTTGATTTTATAAATAGTATTAAAATTTAGGAGGTTTTTAATTATGGATAAAAAATTAATATGGCAAGTTTTAGGATATATATTTTCAGTAGTTACTTATATTGCATTGACTTGGAGATATAAAGGAAAGGAAGAAGCAACAACTGAAGTAAGAAATGAAGTAATGAAACAAGAATTGGCTATACAAGGAAAAGGTCTAGGAAACCTTAAAAAGAAAGCAGTTCAAGAATTTGTTTCTAAATTACCACCTCATGTAAGAATTTTTGTTAATGAAAATACAATAGAAGCAGTAGTAAAAGAACTACAACCAATTTTTAAAAAATTAAAAGAGGGGAAAGATAATGGAGATAACAAAACTAGTGACACATCCACTTTATGATGGAAAAAGATATGAGTTATTCCAGGATTATATTTATGAAGTTAATGGGTACAGAATTACTGTACCCAAAGGCTTTATAACAGATCTAGCTTCAGTCCCTCGTTCATTTTGGACTATATTCCCTCCATTTGGAAAATATACTCCAGCTGCTGTTATTCATGATTTTTTTTATAGTAAATATAATAACACAGGGTTAAACAGAACCTTATCTGATAAAATTTTTCTACACATTATGAAGGAGCTAGGAGTAGGGTTTCTAAAAAGAAAGGCTATGTATAGAGCTGTGAGAATGTTTGGAGAAACTTCTTGGAAAGATAAATTAGAAAATGAAGGGTATAAGGATAAAGCCGTAGTAGACAGAACAGATGAAGCAGTATCTTATTATAATCATTGGAAAAAGATACTTAAATTATAGTTAGGGGTTGGTATAGTGGGGGCATTTATAGCAAAAATGTGGGCATATTTTATTGCTTTTTTAATTTGGCTTATTGGTGGGTTTGATACCCTAGCAAAGGTTTTAATGGGGTTAATGTTAATTGATTATGCATCAGGAGTATACGCTGGATATAAATTAAAGAATTTAAATTCAAAAAGAGCATACAAAGGAATAGAAAAGAAATTATGGATCTTAGCTTTATTGTGTGGAGCTTCATTAATGCATAAATTAGTTCCAAGTATTGGTTTTAGAAATTTAGTTGGAATATTCTATTGTGCAACTGAATTATTAAGTATTGTAGAAAATGCAGCAAAAGCAGGAGTGCCTATTCCAAAAAAATTAAAAAAAGCTCTTGAGCAATTGAAAGAAGAAGATAAAGAAAAGGAAGAATAAAAGGGCAGTTCATTCTGTCCTTTTTTTATTAAAAAAAACTTTAAAGGTTCAAAAAAATATCTTGACTTTTTTGAACCTTTAAAGTATAATAGATATATAAGGAGGTGAGAAGATGTCCACTTTAAAGGAGATATTGGAGATAATCTTTTATATCTTATCCATCATTGTTCTTATTAGGCAATTGAGAAAATAAGATATAATAAGAGAAAGGAGGTTTGAGAGTAATCTCACTCCTCCACTCTCCCCTATCTTCCTTTTAAAAAAAAGAAAAAGGAGTGATAAAATGGAAGTATTAAGAGTCATAAATGATATATTACAACCAATAACATTGATACTGGTTATAATTGTATTAATAAAACTAAATAAAAAGAAATAAGCCCTCTTAGTTAAACTAAGAAGGCTCAAAAATGTCCACTTTAAATTTGTAATTAATTATAACATTTATAATAACTAAAATCAAGGGAGAAATTATGAAAGATAAAAAAAAGATAGGAAGACCTCCAGCAAAAGATCCTATCAATCATAGTATAAAAATAGGATTGAATGAAGAATTATATGATAAAGTTATTGAATATAGTAATAAAAATGGTGATTCAATAGCAGAAATAGTGAGAGAGGCTTTGAAAATATTTTTTAAAAAATAAGGAGTTGTTAAATATGAAATATAGATTTCAAAAATTTAGTTTAGAAGATTTAGAAAGAGAAATACCAGCTATTTTAAAGAGTGAAAATGGTAAGTTTATTCAAAGAGAATATTTTATAACAGATAAGGATATTCATAATTTACAAAATTATTCTTTAATTTAAAAAATAAAGATTATAAAAAAAGCTAATATATTTCAATTAGTTTTAGATGATAAAGAAGCATTGGATGCGAATTTAATGCTAGGATATTATTATAAGGAACAAGCATAGAAGCAGGATCTTATTCCTGCTTTTTTATAATTGAAAAATAAAAAAAGATATAAAAATATCTTGCCTTTTTCTAAATATATAAAGTATAATAAACATATAATAGTTAAAGTTAGTAACTTAAGATATTAGCGTGAGTGAAAGAAGGATAAAAAAGATTTTTTTGAAAAATTTATAATAAACAAAAGATGACGATAGCTACAAAAAAAGATTAAAAAATTAAAAATTATCAAAAAATATATAATATAATACAGTTCAAATCCCTCTCTCACCGCCATATTTATTAAATAGTAGTTAGGTTGATTTACCTAGCTTTTTTTTTATTTTTTGTCTAAAAAATAAGTATTTATATTATATATTTGTAAAATTTTATGAATATACTATAATTAATTTTAGATAGAGTTATAGATTTCTACATATCATAGAAAAGGGAGGAAATAAGATGGCAAAATTAGGGTCATATATTGTTGACATAGGGGAAATTCACTTAGACTGGGGAATAGATAGAGCTCCTGGAAGAGAAAGAGAAGAAGGAGAAGGCTATATAAAAATTCCTTTACAGAAAGCAAAAGAATTAGAACTATATAATAGTACATATTTGGGAAAAGATGAATATGGAATAAACTTATTTTATGCTGAATTTATAGATGGATTTAGAGAAAATGAAGTAGTTATACTAAAAACAACAGGGCATTCAGGTAAAGAAAGTACTAACAGCATTTATGCTAAAAATTTACAAGGATTAAAAGATTTAAAATTAATAAAGGAATGGTTTGACTATAATAATGCAACTACATCTAATAAAGTTAGAGTTTCTATTATTGCATTTAATAAAATAAGATTAGAAATAATTTAA